CTCGGCCTCAAACTGACGCCAGAAACTCTCTGGAATCTCACACCCTGGAGCTGGGCCGCTGACTGGTTCAGTAATGCCGGTGATGTTATTTCAAACATCTCTGACATTGCTGACCAGGGGCTGGTTATGCGGTATGGGTACATCATGGAGTATTCCATGGTGAAAGATACCTATACCTTGGAGGGAGCCGTCCTTGCGGGCGGTCAACCTTTCAGCTGCGACCCTCTGGTCCTGACCAATGAGGTCAAGATCAGGAAGCAGGCTAACCCATATGGCTTTGGAGTTAGCTGGGACACGTTGTCTACGTTCCAGCTCTCCATCCTGTCTGCGCTTGGAATTACCAGGCGTAGGTAGGGTGCATTCGCACACCCACCCAACAGGACCGACGAACTCGGTCAACCACAGGAGCATCGCCTATGTCGTTCGCTGATCCGCAGTCCGTCACCATCTCCGGTACGGCGATTCCCCTTCCCCGTGTTACCACGGGAGCAGGGACGTCGACCTACCAGAGCGCTGACGGGCTTGTCGCACTCACGGCTTCCTCGACCTACGGGAAGAGGAACCGCCGAGTGCTGCGGCTCGACCACGCGAAGATCGCAGCTGACATGTTCAGTGCGGAGAACGCGAAGTTCACGATGAGTAACTACATCGTGTTCGACGTGCCTCCGTACGGATACTCAGCTGCCGAGGCGCTTGCCGTGTACGCCGGTTTCAAGGGCGCTTTCACGGCTACCTCGGACCTGCTCATCACCAAGCTTCTTGGTGGGGAGTCGTAGTCTAGTTGGCGAAGATCTTTGGCCATGTCGCAGCTTGCTGCGCCATCGCTTTCGTATCTTTCGCGCTAGGCTCGATGGGTATGAAGATTAAGTGCGAGGAGTCAAATCCCTCGTACTCACCTTCGCCCACAGTGTCATTTCGCGCGAGTCCGAAACCCCACGCCATGGCTCATATCGAGCCTTGGTGTGGGTGGACGTTCCACAAGTACAAGTGGTTCGTCCGCCCCAGTTCCTGGCGCAACTAGCTTGATGAGCTGGAAGTGCTAGGAGTGAAGGGCTGTTCGAGCGAACTATCGTAGGCCTCTGGCAGTGTCCACCTCTATTAGGAGGGAACCTGAAAAGGCTACGTATGCTCTGGACAGTGCTTGCGCAAGAATGCGCAGGCAGATGCTGTACACGCACCACCAAGGACGTGGAGTACGTCCTAGGTAGGATCGAACATGAGGGGTTATCGTTCTTGACGATAACTCTACCTCGCTTTGGAAAAGACTTCGAAAAAAGTCTTGACCAAGGCAAAGTGACTCGCAATCTCTTCCAAGGTTTTACCTGGAAGGCAGGTCTCCCCCGATTTCTCGGAGGTTTCCTGGAGTCTGTGTTCGATCGCAACACTGGTGTGTTGCTTGAGAATCCCAATATCGATGCTATTCTTTCCATTCGTCAGCTTACGCTGATGTTTGGGAAGATCCAGGTCCCGTGCTCAGATGAGCGCGTTCTTGGAGCGATAGAGGGATATCTCGAGTGTGAGCAGGATGTCAGGCGAAACGATTTGACGTTAACGGATGCAGACATGCACCGTTTCCGTCAAGTTTCGTCGGCCTTGTTTCGAGACCTGTTCCTACAACTGGATCAGTCGGTCTTTGATCGGACCTTAGTCCCGAAACATGGACCTGGGGCGACTGCTGATAGGTTGCGTGGAAACGCAAAATATCGCAATCGTACCTGGACCGCACGGCTTGAGGAAATCTTTCCGTCAGGAGAGTTCCTCTTTCCAAACTCTTCATTCGCTGAAGAGTCCGCCGTGGACATCCTCGAACCTGGAGCCGAGATACCCGTTAAGGTTGTCACGGTTCCTAAGACGCTGAGCGCACCGCGCATCATCGCTGAAGAACCTACGCATATGCAATATATGCAGCAGGCTCTGAAAGAGATGATGTACGACGGGGTACAGAGGAGTGACACCCTCCGCCCCATGATCGGATTCTTGGACCAGACGCCTAATCAGCGTAAGGCCAAGAAGGGTTCCCGTGATGGGAGCCTGGCCACACTCGATTTGAGTGAGGCCTCTGATCGTGTCTCGAATCAGCTCGTTCGTGAAATGCTGTCGGCCTACCCACATTTGCATTGGGCGGTCGACGCTTGCAGATCACGCAAAGCTGATCTGACTCTATTTGGAAAAGGCGTTATCCGTCTATCCAAATATGCGTCTATGGGTTCAGCCCTCACTTTTCCGATTGAAGCGATGGTCTTCTTGACCTGTTGCTTCATCGCGATTAGTGATGAGCTCAACACTCCGGTGGATGACGAATTTCTTCGGAGATTTCGTCATCGCGTGCGCATCTTTGGGGATGACATCATTGTCCCCAAAGATTACGTACATCGGGTTGTCGACGTGCTTGAGCATTTTGGTGCAAAAGTTAACGTCGGCAAGTCTTTCTGGACTGGAAAGTTCAGAGAGTCTTGCGGTAAGGAATACTATGATGGAGAGGACGTTAGTATAGTCCGTTTCCGTCAACTATTCCCTACACATCCCGGGCACGCAGCGGAAGCCATTAGTCTTGTCTCCTTCCGTAACCAGCTTTACTTTGCTGGTTACTGGGAGACTTGCAAATGGTTAGATGAATACATCCGGGAGGTACTTCGGTATTTTCCGGTTGTATTGCCATCATCATCCGCGCTTGGTCGTCACAGCTTTCTTGGCTATGAAGCCCAGAAAGTTTCCGAACACACCCATACGCCCCTTGTCAAGGCGTATAAGGTGATTTCGGACATTCCGTCTGATCCATTGGACGGTGGTGACGCCCTGCTTAAGTTCTTCCTTAAGCGAGGGGAATCCCCTTCGTTTGATGAGAGGCACTTAGAGCGTGCTGGACGCCCTCGGACCGTCAGCATCAAGCCGAGGTGGGTCCCAGCCGTGTAAATGGCTGGGTTGGGTCGAAAGGCCTCTGGGAGATCCAGGTGTAATACCCTAGCCACTCTTCGGAGTGACTAGACTGAGGTTGTTAACTCAGTTCGGTATGACCTATCTCTGATTCAGAGATTTCCGG